CCGCGCCGCTGAACGCGGGTACAATCAACCCCACTGGATATATTGTTTCAGCCACCGCACCTGGGACAACGTCCGAGGTGCGGCGGTGCTACGCGACCAACTTACGGCTCGGCGTTATTCAGCAGATTCTTTCCTCACCCGTTTTCGCCATCTATGATGTCTGGGGCGATGGTACTACACCGCAAACCATAGCGACGGCAAACGCCATTTCACGCGGCGGTCGCTGGACCAACCAGCGCGTAGGGCAGGCCGGCAACGCGGGCTCGCACTGGGACGACGCCTATAACTCGACCACAACGGGCCGAATTACCATTTCGGCCAACGAGCCAACGCTGGCATCAGCAGCGCAGTGTTCGGCTACGCTGGGCTTGGGGTCCGGGTTTAACGGCTCAGGCTCGATTGTTATCTCGCGCCTGGATGACGCGGTGAACTGGACAACCCCACTCAAAATGTATGGCCACACCGCTTTCGCAGGTGGGTGCGCTGTTACAGGAACGGACTGCCAAAACCTGATTTTTGAATACAAGATTAATACGGGTTCGGGATACGGCGCTTCCTGGGAGTTCCTCGCCAATACCGTGCGCCGTTCAGCAGGCGGGGCCAGCGGGACCAATACGGTCACGGTCAACACGGCAGATCGCACCGCGCTCACGCGCCAGCCCCAGGTGGGCGATTTTGTGCAGTCCAGCCTGTTCAGGCTGCCGGCGGATACGACCATCGCCAATATCGCGGGCGATGTTATTACCTGCTCAAACAACTTCACGGCCAACCTTACGGCAACGGAGTTTGTCACCTTCTCCCCTGTGAACGTGGCGGTGACAGCAGCAAATGGGTATCTACTACAAGTACGCACATACCCGATAATAGCGGCAACAACCCTGTTAACTGCTCTGTCTATGTCTATTCAAACCGATGCAACATCCCAACAGATTCAACATCCTTTACCGGGATCTTTAGTTAACATAACTAATCTTATACCACAAACTCGGGTAAAAGTAACACGAGCAGATACTGGCGGTCTGTTACAACAGGCATCTTGTGGTGGTGGTACGACCCTAAACTTTGATTTTCAATACACCGGGTCTGTAAAAATTGAGGCCAGAAATGCGAGCAGTATTCCTGCATATAAGCCCTGGATAACCCAAGTATCCATTTCTCCAACTGCAACGACAAACGTTGTCGCCCTACAAGAATCCGATCAGTAAAAGAGAACCGCTATGCCTATCGCAACAGACTTTACAATTTCGGCCACTGGCGATATTCGCCGCCAAGCTGGAGCCAGTACGGAGGTTTATACGGTACTAGCTCTACATGAGTGGCTACAAGATTTAGCCGATGATGCAGCAGCATCCGGTAATGATTTACTGGACATTTTAGCACCTAACCCATCTAAACTGGATGGTCCGCGTGATGGAGCCGTAGCCTCGAGGCTTAACCTATTGACCGATGGTTCGGTGGCATTTAACCTTGATGACACTGCAGCCCAATTTATAAACTTTGGTTCTATCAAACAGCAGAGTGCTGCTGTACAGTATTCTGGTCTAAAAACCATCGGTGGTATTGTTGCCGCATCTCCAGTTTATGTTGTGCAGAGCGGTTCTAAACTCACCACATTTTGGTCTAATGGTCACATTCAGATTTTAGTAAAGGTTCGCACAGGTGGTTCTCTAATCGATTCGGGTAACGTTACAGCCTTTTCCCGAAAATGGGGTCAGTCTTATTCACACTTTGACGTAAACCTTGCGGCTGGTGGTGAATCCAATGCCGCTCTTTCTACGGCACTTGACTCTAACATTGTGCTATCAGAAGCCAATGCTGCATTACTGTCTAGTAAGGTTACCGTGACATTTGGCGATACAAACCAAGATTTGGGAAATGGAAACGGTTCCAAATTATACAAAGGTACTATTGCCTTATCTAATTCTTGCACACTACAAGAGGCTTATCAATATTTACAGTATATCACGCGAGAAAATAGCACCGCAACGCTTAACAGTATTCCAGGATGGCGTTATAGAGTTTTAAACTCTGCCTACACAGAAATTCCATCTGCTCCATTTGGTACTTTCGCAGGGGGAACATTCTTCGTTGCTCAAGGTTGGTGGTTAACAGGTGTATTGCCAGCAGAAGCCACAAAATATCAGCTAATAGCACATGACGGAACCAGTCAAGTTCCACCTACTATAATCGGAATCACATTAGGGAATCTTGTAGCCGGAGACCGAGTGTTAGCTGCAAGAGAGAATGGCTCAGGGGGTATCCTCAAGGATGAATATACTCCTGTAGCAGCATCTAGTGGTGCAACTTCAATTCAAGTAGTTGAATCAATTAAGACTGACACTCCATCTTCCGGAGTAATTCGCATTAAAAATCTACGATACACTTACACATCGTTTAATGCAGGAACCAAGACCTTCTCTGGCTTATCTCCGGGTCTTGCATCAAACATTGTAACTGCAGATGATGTTTTCGTTCCTTATATTGACAAGGTTTCATCTGGAACCAGTGAGAGTGTGACTTTCATTTATTCCACAAATTTCACAGTGAGAGTGGATGTGAGAAATGGCTCCGGTGCGACTCCAATTATACCATTCAATACTCTGCTCTCGGTAACGGCAGCAGGGGGTAGCGTCAATGCCAGCCGTAATAGTGATGTATAAGAAATGCCTTTTTATTCGGCCCCGTTTACATTTGATTTTCAAAATTCGCTTATCAACGTAGATAGCGGCGTCAACGATGTTGACTGCACAACACTTTACACTGCAATAAAATTAGCTCAAGCAAGCGAGGAGGGAATTATCTATGAAGGAATCGCAGCAGGAACAGGACTCGTTGAACTCGGGCCAGGGGTTCAAGTCGGTCTCACCGTCGAATTATTGGGGATTTGGCAACTTCGCTTCACAACAGGAAACTATATTGCCAGAGTCGCCGGAGGAAACCTCGTTGGAGGACCAGCAGGAGACCCGATCGCTTATAGCCCCGGAGTCCAAGTTCTGCTCATTCAATCCGCCGCAAGCACCGTCGTCAATTCCTCTGGTGGCGGAAACGGAGATTGGACAGCCGGAGAAAAATCAGCCATCCGTACAGTCCTCGGAATCCCCACAAGTGGATCCACACCTTTAACACCATCAGAAGGGGCATTATCAAAAATAAAACAGGACACTTCTTTAATTGTTGGATTACTATAATCAATCCAACAACTAAATAATTTATAGTATTAAGCAATTTTAATGAAACTCATTACCGAAGAAGCTCAAGATGTGAAAATGCTTACTGAAAGCGTAAATGGTAAGAAGAAATTGTATATTGAAGGAGTTTTCTGTCAGGCCGAAACTAAAAATAGAAATGGAAGAGTTTATCCGATCCAGACTCTTAATAATGCCGTAAATTATTATATTGAGAACTTTGTTAAGCAAAATAGGGCCGTAGGAGAACTTGGCCATCCCTGTCTAAGCGGTGATGCAAAACTTCTATCGGTTAGTGATGGTTGGAAGCATATTAAAGATTGTAACAAAAGTGAACGGGTTTATACTCTTAATCCAGAAACAAAGGAAGTAGAAATTCATCCCATTGATGAAGTTGTGATAACACATCATAAGGGTGTTATGTATAACTTAAAAAATAGAGGAATTAATACAAAAATTACCCCAGACCATCGTTTTCTAATTTACAACTCAAGAAATAAAATTCAATATAAATTTGTAACAGCTCAAGAAATTTTTGATGACCTAAATGGTGATAACTCATTAGCTAAATGGTTTATTCCTAAGGCTTCTTTGGGAGTAACTAATACTATTTCTCCAGATGAATATATTATCCCAAACTCTAAAACTATTAAAGTAATAAACGATAAAACCAAAAAATATCTAGATGATTTATCTATTGAATTTAAAACTTTTTCGGCTTTTATGGGAATTTACTTATCTGAGGGTTGGTGTAAAAAACAAGTAAATGAATCTTACAGTATTGGTGTATGTCAAAATTGTGGCCACAAAGCTGATAAAATTTCAGAAATTCTCTATTCTATGACTGGATTAGAATGGCATGAATCAACTTACGATGGTAAAACTATTTGGAACTGCTTTGACAGAAGACTGGGTGAATATTTATTACAATTTGGTAATTGTTATAATAAATTTATTCCTCGAGATTTTATTTCCTCACTTGATTCCGAAACTGCCAGAATTTTTATTGAATATTTTGTGTTGGGAGATGGAAGAGGAAAACTTCAAGAGTCTTATAGTAAATGTGATGCCTTCAGCACATCTAAACGACTTATAGATGACATTGCACAAGTGGCAATTATTGCTGGATTCGGTGTGAGTCTTTACGAAGAGATTTGTAAAGAAGATTATATCTTTGCAGGAAGAATTATTAAAGCAGAAAATAAATCGCCTCTTTATTTCTGCACATTTTTAACCACACAAGGAGTCTATTTGGATAAAAGATTTATGCAAATGGTGCAAGAAGAGTGGGATGATTCTGTGTATTGCATCCAAGTGAAAAATACTAATTTTATGGTTGAGCAAAATGGATACAATTATTGGACAGGAAACTGTTCACCGCCCATTAACTATGATAGGGTATCCCATAAGATTACATCTCTCCAAAGAGAAGGTAATAATTTTATAGGAAAGGCTGTAATTGTTAATACCCCAATGGGAAACATCGTAAAAAACCTCCACGAAGAAGGTGTTGTTTTCGGTGTTTCCTCAAGAGCAGTTGGTTCTTTAAGATCCACAAATGAAGGAGTAAACATCGTAGGCGATGACCTAATGTTCTCAACTGTCGCAGATATTGTTCACGATCCTTCCTGTACTACTGCATTTGTTAATGGAATTATGGAAGGCAAAGAATGGTACTTTGATGTTACAAAGAAAGAATGGTTACTTGAGAATACCAAAAAGACTATCAACAAGTTAGTTCAATCTCGCCAATTAGAAGAAAAGAAATTAGACCTATTCAATCATTTCTTAAATAACATCTGAAAACAATTACTTTACTAAATAAACATAGATTACCAATAAAAAGATTTCAATATGGATGCCAAGAATTCTCAATCAAAAACTGCAGTGAATAGCGGTGCTAAGCCCGCTGAACCAATGCAAAAGTTGTCTGGCAATATTCCTCCTGGTCAAACTGTAGGTTGGGAAGACTTGGGCGGTCCCACTCCTGAAAACTATAAGAATGATGATGATTCTGCAAAGCTTAAGGATCCATCCGCTCGCCTTTCTGCAGTAAAAGATGTAGTCAACCGCAAGGCAAAGTCTGCCGAACCCATGCCCAAGCTGGCATCCGGTGCAGTTAAAGAATCTCTAGATGATGAAGACGAAGAAGTTCTAGAAGATGAGGAACTAGAGGATGAAGAGCTAGAAAATGAAGATGAAGAAGTAGAAGATGAGCTAGAAGAAGAAATCTATGTTGAAGACTTCAATGTAGATGAGGATGTAAATGCTCTTATGGAAGGTGAAGAACTTTCTGAAGAGTTCCAAGAAAAGGCTCGCACCATTTTTGAGGCTGCTCTTAAGACTAGAGCAAATCAACTCAAAGAAGCTCTTGAAGTCAAGTATGAAATCGCTCTTAAGGAAGAAGTAAAAGCAATCAAAGAAGAACTTGAAGAAAGAGTAGATGCTTATCTGGATTATGTGTCAGAAGAATGGCTGGAGGAAAACCGTCTTCAAGTGGAGACCGGTATCAAGGTTAAAGTAACCGAATCTTTCTTAGAAGGTCTTAAGGGACTTTGTGAACAACATTATGTGGAAATGCCTGAAGAAAAGTATGACGTTCTGGAAGGAATGGTAGAAAAACTAGATGAAATGGAAGAAAAACTCAACGAGCAAATTGAAAAGAATGTTCGTCTAAACCAAAGACTCTCTGAGTCGGTTGCAGATAGAATTCTTGATGATGTTTCTGAAGGATTAGCCGTCACTCAGAAGGAGAAGCTCGCCACACTTGCTGAAAGTGTTGAGTTTGAAGGTGAACAAACTTATAGGAATAAGTTGGAAACTCTTAGGGAATCTTATTTCCCAACTCATAGAGCAACCAGGAGCACAGTAACCGATCTGTCAGAAGCCTACGAATATCAAGAGCCAGTCTCTAATTCTATGGAAGGCTATCTTAAGGTGGCTAATATGTTCTCCAAAATCTGATTTTAATATTACTCAAATTCAAAACTACAAAAAGGTAAAAATCAAATGCAAATGTTGAATCAAGAACAATTGCTAGAAAAGTGGGCTCCTCTGCTTAACTATGACGGTCTAGATCCTATCAAGGATTCTCACCGCAAAAAGGTTACTGCTCAACTTCTAGAAAATCAAGAAATTTCTCTCCGCGAAGATCAAAGCTTTTCAAATGGTACTCTATTTGAAACAACCTACGGTAATGCCGCTGGTGCTACTGGTGGTTTTAGTGGTAGTGCTAATGCAGCCGGCCCTGTTGCCGGTTTTGACCCTGTACTTATCTCACTGATTCGTCGGTCAATGCCTAATCTGGTCGCATATGATCTAGCTGGCGTTCAACCGATGACCGGTCCTACCGGCCTAATCTTTGCAATGCGCTCACGCTATAAGGATCAATTCGGCACCGAAACATTCTACAACGAAGTAGATACCACTTTCTCTGGCCAAGATAGCGGCTTCAATGTTAATGCCGGGTTTACCAATGCTGCAGTTGGTATGGGTACAACCAATAGCAACAATGCTGGCTTTAACCCTGGCCTGTTGAATCCCGTTGGTACTGCATCTTCTACCGCCTATCAAGTCGGTCAAGGTATGCGTACTGGTGATGCAGAAGCCCTTGGTTATGCTGCTGGCGACCAATTCAACGAAATGAGCTTCTCCATTGAGAAGGTTCTTGTTGAGGCCAAGAGCCGTGCCCTGAAGGCCGAATATACTCTTGAACTTGCTCAAGATCTTAAGGCCATTCACGGTGCTAGTGCCGAAGCTGAACTTGCCAACATTCTCTCTACTGAAATTCTAACTGAAATCAACCGCGAAGTTATTCGTACAATCTATAAGGTTGCCGAACAGGGTGCTGCCGTAAATGTTGCTACTCCTGGTATCTTTGACCTTGATGTTGATTCCAATGGTCGTTGGTCTGTTGAGAAGTTCAAAGGTCTTCTGTTCCAAATTGAGCGCGATGCCAATGCTATTGATCAACGTACTCGTCGCGGAAAGGGTAATGTTATCATGTGCTCTGCCGACGTAGCCTCTGCGCTTACTATGGCTGGTGTACTTGACTATACTCCCGCTCTTAATGCTAACCTTAATGTTGATGATACCGGTAATACCTTTGCTGGTGTTCTTATGGGTAAATGGCGTGTTTATATTGATCCCTATTCTGCTAACGTTAGCGCCGATCAATATTATGTGGTAGGTTATAAGGGATCCAGTCCATTTGACGCTGGCTTGTTCTATGCGCCATATGTGCCTCTACAAATGGTTCGTGCCGTAGGTCAGGACACATTTACTCCTCGTATCGGGTTTAAGACTCGCTACGGTTTGGTTGCTAATCCCTTCGCTGAAGGTACTGAACAAGGTCTAGGTAGACTACAGATTAACTCCAATCGTTACTACCGCCGCGTCCGCGTGGCCAACTTAATGTGAGCAAACGCTGACATTTATCCTAAGAGGGTCATCAGGACCCTCTTTTTTATTGGCTATCAGCTTTTCTACATTTATACTTCTTATGGTGTTTCCTGTTACCAGAAGCAACCGAATACATCTTACTTCTACTTAATCCATTTTCTAAACAATAATCAGATAAATTTACAACAAACTCTTCAACACCATCGGGATTTATAACAATCCATTCTTTTTGTTTTGATTCAATATTTCTTTTTAATACATCTTCTCTTAAATTATACTCTCTAAGTTTCTGTTTAGTTTCTTCTTTTGGTATTCGCCCTCTTGATTTATCTCCTATTTTTCTTTTATGTCCATCTGATTTTGGTTACCCTTATGTGCCTCACTTATTTTACGTTTTACTGTATCATTATGCTTTCTGCCAGTACCAAGCATTCTTAAAAGTGCTTTTGTTTCGTCACTATGAGTTTTACCATAAAATCCATTATCACTTCCAATTCTTTTCTCTGGCCTATTGGCAATAAAAATATTCATAAGAATGCCACATTCATCAAATCCTTTGCGGCCATATTTAAGAATTTCTTGCTCTTCTAAAATATAAGCAGCTTCTTCATTCATTCCCTCACGTATCTTAATAACAACGGGCTCAATTCCAGCAGCTCTAAGATTCCTAATATATCCACCAAGCCTCTTATTGTGCGAATAATTGTTCCTGGCGCTAAGATGTTGATAGCACCTCCATTTTTTACCCTTTCCAATATAAAAAGGAGACCCACTTAATGGATTAATAAGATGGTAGACGTAATAGTCAGATCTAACATCATAAACACGTTCATCATTTTTCTGAAACATAATTCAACCCAAAACACAAACTACCACAATCAAATATCTTATTAAAGCCCATCTCTCGGGCTTTTTCATACTCGGTACAATCATAAGCGCCAATAAGTTTATTCTGGAACTTCATGCGATTATGACGAACCAAATAATTCTTATCAACGTAATAATACCCAGGTTTATTAACACGTTTCAACTCAAACCCGTTCTTAAAATAAACATTCCCGTTAGAGTACCGCCTGTCAGCATAAGAAACAATAGATCCCGAATACTCATGCCTAAAATAAGACAGCAATTTACTAAAACCACCAACAACATTAAGACCACCAGTATTACAGAATCTCACTAATTCCCACTCATAATTCTTATTAAATCTAGACTTATTGAAGGTCATTAAACATACTAAATTGCCATCATATTCTAGGTCAAGTTTAATTCCAGACTTATCTTCGCCTTGAATGTGATTATCATTCAGAAACTTATTCTTACTATCAATATCCACATCAACAACATTACATTTACGGGCATAAATTCTTTCGTTAATACCTAACTTACTTTTAAGAATTGACTTAACAATATTCTGCCTATAGTTCCATTCATCGCTAAAAACATGAATCAATTGAATGTCCTGTTTTTCGCAATCAAGAGTTTTTGATAGGTGATAGTTTGGGCCTTTAATTAAACTTTCACTTTCAGCCCAAGGTTTATAAGAATGACTATAAAGCCCATTGTATTCAATGGCCAGATTATGTTTCGGCAAATAAATATCAAGTTCTCGTCCATTAAGAACCGAACGATTAGAAGTCAAAATCTCATCAGAGTATATTTCTTCAATAAAATCAACAATTTCCTGCTCTTCACCACTGACTTTATTAATGGTTCTTTCATAAGAGTTTGGCGCTCTTCTTTCAATACCGTGATACACAAGCCATCTTGAAACATATCCCTTTGAAGTATTAAGACTCTCGGCAATAGCCCCGCAAGTCAGTCCAGAGTTGTATAGATTCTCAAGTTTTTCTTTATCATTAAAGATTTCGGTAGCAGCCGCATTTCTTCTTCTTGCATCAACCAGATTATCAATATTATGAATCTTGAGCCACTTTTTAACAGGAACATGTGACACACCCAATTCTTCACCAATAGTCTCAATGGCTTTTTTAAAAACTATTCTCTGCTCAAATAACCATTCTCTATCGGAAAGTTTCGCCAGAGCATCATCCGAAATCTTGGATGCTCTTCTATGACATTCCTCATTAAAATAATCACTAAACCCTTTTTCTGCCAATCTATTAATACTAGCTCTTTTACCACACCCGCATTTACAATAAGGCAGTTGCCCTTCTGATAGATCATTCAACAAAACATAAGCTCTCTGCTTTAGTTTTAGACATTCATAATAAGAATCTAAAAAAGAAGTCTTATCTTCAATCTCCTTTCTGTAATCTTTATTGGAGGCAATTTTCATAAATGCCCGTCCTTCCCAATTGTTCTGTATTAATTGTCTAAGATTCATAAATAATTTTGTAGGACTGAATAATAATAAAATGAAATTAGAAGCAGTTATAGTTTGCGTAAACTATTCAGATTTTTTAGCTCATACTTTACCTAGCACCAGAAATCAGTTTGACAAATTGGTTGTTGTAACCGATTTTGAAGACCTAGAGACTAAAAGGCTATGTGAATACTATAACGTAATGTGTATTCAGACCAATGCCTTTTATGAGAATGGAGATACATTCAATAAGGGTAGAGGAATCAACGAAGGTCTCAGACATTTAGATCAAAACGGTTGGGTGCTACATCTAGATGCCGATATTTATCTACCACCACAAACTCGATCCATTTTAGAAAATCTTCCTCTTGATTCTTCTAAGATTTACGGAGCAGATAGATTAATGTGTCCAAGTTTTGAAGAATGGCAAGAGTTTCAAAATTCACCGAAACCTATACAAGATGCCTGGGTATTTGTACATTTGACCCAATTTCCGGTTGGTGTAAGACTGTGTGAGTATAAGACACACCACGGCGGGTATGAGCCTATTGGATACTTTCAACTATGGAATCCTCTAAAATCAAACGTATTCACATATCCAAATAAACATGGTTTTGCCGACAGGACCGATGTTATTCATTGCAAAAAATGGCCCAGACAAAAAAGAGAATTACTACCGGAAATAGTAGTAATTCATCTTGAAAGCGAGCCAGGTATTGGATTAAATTGGAAAGGTAGAACCACCGAGAAGTTTTCTTCTAAGAAGTCCACAACCGAGAACAAGCATTCTAACCATATTCTTAAGAGATTGAGTCTTTTTCTGAATAGGTATAGATGTAGTTGGTTTTCATAAACATCGGTTCATAAATTCATCTCAATTGTTGAGTAGCTTTATTCTTCAAGTTCATTTTCTTTCCTATAAGGTTTAGTAGGCTTTCCATTTTCATCAATAAATCCAGCTTCACACAGAAATTTTCTTGCTTTCTCTTGAGTATTATACTCTTCTAAGAAGTTATCAATATCTTGTTTAGTTAGGCGCAATTTGTTGTTTTACTACTAAGATTAATTTTATCAAACTTTAATATAGCCAAGGTTAATATCCCGAACTATGGCAGCTGCTGCCGCCATATGATTTCCTCCATGATATAACTCGTTCTCAATACAAGCTGCAATACGCTCTTCAGCATTAAGGCTTTCTGGATAATACAGTAAACCACTGCCTCTATGTTCTGTGCTTTTAAGGTTTTCGCTTGACTCCAATCTCCAATTACTTCTATAAGTATCACAGACATAAACGCCAGGCTCAAACTTTCCAACACGTAAAACAATTTGCAGTGCAGTTTCGGTTTGCTGGTGTAACTCATCATAATCAACATCACTATCTGGCGACAGGTCTTCTCCAGTTAAGATCTTATGAATGTCACCATTAACATCACTGTTACCATAAGGTCGTTTGGGATCAATTTCGGGAGCACCCGTTTCACTATAACCCCACCCAACCCACATGTGTCTTAGTAGTTTAATGTGGTCTGCAGTTAGTCTAAATTTTTTCATTCAATAACTCTTCCATTTTGATCGGCCCATACTTGTTTAGGTAAAGGTAGACTACACAATTGTTTAATATGTGCGACTCCACGTTCAGTTGTTCTATGTGTGCTCAAATTTGTAGTGTCAACTCCATGTTCATAAACTTGCGGTTCAATAAGGAGACACATCTCCAAATTGGCTAAACCCGATTTTACACATGGACTATCAATTCTTGGATGTATTTCGGGGGAGGTGTAGCAGTGTAATAAAATCTCAATTTCTGCTGGTGAAAATTTAGTCATATTTATTTGGGTAGTGGTTGAAAGTGGTTCATAAAGGCCGCCAAAAGAGTATGTGTAACGGTTCAGGGGTGCCCAGGGTTGTCTAGGAACAACCTGATACCATGGACATAGAGCATTTCCATTGCTAGAGTATCCCCTGGGAAGACGTTCGTGGGTAATGTGAGAGCAATGAATCTGGACAAGATCTTTACACGATTCTGGATAGTTTGTATTACTAAATCCGTTTAATGCATCTTCAGCCGTTGGTAAGCGATCTACAGTCCAACTCTCAGCCGATGCATGACTCTCCCAATTTAAGTTGAGATTCATTATATGTTACACTCCATCATCAAAAAAGTAAAGTAAAGAAAGCGGTAAAATAATTAACATATTACACTAAATTAGAAAATAGGATTTGACTCCAACGAGAAACTAACATATCGGCATATTCCTGCCTTGACGGAGGATTTGATTGATGATCATTATTCTCGTAAAATCCTAGTGACCAGGCATCATTAAGTTCCACAAGACAATACTGATTCAGATCAGGTCTCCATCCAATATCAATCGTGTATGCACCAGGAGCCCCGATTGCTTCCAAATCTTTCATAATGTTAATAACCAATTCAGAATCCGGTAGAGGATTTATTACTTGTTTGTCATCATATCTCGACCATCCCAGAATTTTGCCGCCACCAATTGAGTCTCGTATATAAAAGCGAAATTCAGCCTCAAAGGGTACAGGCTCAGAAATCCAAACTGGTGTGTCATCAGAAATTAGACCGGGCATCTCCAACTCGATTTGCTCCTTTATATTACCAGTGAACAACTTTATGAAAATTGGCTTTACAAATTCTTCAGTAGATGCCTCACCGTAAGTTCCGAGTCTGATAGATCTCATAAGATATTTGTCTAAATTACCACCATATCCATATGAAAAGTCTTCTGGTAACACCAAATTGACATGTTGGCTATATGCCTGAGCAAACTCTACCGAACCAACAGGAACAAACTGTGATATGGATGTTTTCTGGTCTAACTGTGAAATATCACCGAAAGAGCAGTACCTAATAGGATAATTCGAAAAGCTACATGCAACTTTTTCGGTTTGTAGTGTGCCTCCAGATTGTAGAAGAAAAATGGGATCTTTCATTGTTGGGGTATTAACCTAGAACCGAATGACGGTGATTATAATTGGTCAATTTAGTTAGCGGTGGAACATATCCACCCATTAACCAGCCAACCCATTCATTTCTTGTCCAAATAAATGTGGAATAACCTGGAGCTTCACCGATAGCTGTTTCACGAAAATTATTTTTATCAATTTGTTCAGCTCTAAAAGTGGCCTGATTTTCCCAATAAAACCGACCAATATTACCACCGTTGGGGCCAATTTTTATTATGTCTTCTGGTATAAAAATTGTTTCATTCATGGATTTTTTCCAATTCGTCTGCAATAGATAAAACTAAAAACTTTGGATCTCCAGATTGCCAGTCAACCTCAAGAGCTAGAGTACGAAGCACGGATGTAATAGACCAATCCGTTTTCATTATTTTCTGAGCAACCCGGCTTAATTTATTATCATCTGTCGGTAAAAAGAGTTTGCTGAGATCATTTTCGGCTCTTAATCTTAGAGCGGCTTCTAGCAGTGGTGGAATGTTAAGATTATTCATGGTATTCATCTAATTCGTCTGCAATGTCTTTGAGCTGCTCAGCCGTGAGTAGCATAGTATTAAAATCTCCCCAGGCATAGTGCTTTGCATTGGCACGAATGGCATTGGCAAGACATTTTAGATCTTGATTAAGGGGTTCATCGGGAAAGTTTAACCTAAATGCCTCCACTACCGCTTTGATTTTTGGACTCGGGGTGTTATGTTGGCCCTGATAATAACCTTGACTAGGACTACACATCGTTTAATTCTTCAATGATTTTTAATACTTCATCAACTCTCACCGCATTTACCTTTCCATCGTTGGCGTCATAAACATTTTCTGATTTATGTTTGATTAATGCCCGAAGAACAGCCGCGATTTGTAGAGCTGGTCCATCACCATCATACCAACGGCTATTATTCTGATTTATGCTATAGTAGGCATTTAAGAGTATATCTTTATCGTTCATACTAAATACCTGATTATGAGCATACCATCTGCATTAAACCGAACTCTTTTATTTTCACAATCTAACTCAGTCAGATCTTGAGGGCACATTTTTAGAATGAGTTTCCAAATCTGTTTACTACACCATCTCCAGCCAGATTCATCACTTGGACTACGCTCAATCAACTTGAGAATATTCTTCTGATCGGGTGTCAATTTCTGTTGTTGAGAATCTGCCATTGGATTAAAAGCGATTTGAAATGATCATACACTGTTTTGATTTGGTTGTCCTGATTTATGTGACAGTTATCAGAATGTCACAAGACGAGCGGCAGGAAATTGTGGTTTTAGTAATGGTTTATTAAGAGCTTTACACATTTTATAATAAGTTACTTGACTTATAGTATCTGTGTCTAATTCCATGTCGCTAGCATAAGATAAGAACAACATATATTCATCTCTATCTAAATCTTTTGACGGGATCATATTATTAAACTTCACCATACTTTTTCTTTAGCTCTTCCAGTAACTTGCGTTCTTTTTGTTCAAGTTCAATTTTATCTTGTGCTCTTCTTATTTTAGTCTTTTTTAGATTTTCTCTATAAATTTCATAAAGCCTAACCCGTTCATTATACTCATCATCAGTTTCTTCTCTATCACAATATAGCCTGACATATGGCACAAAATCTTTAAGATCATAATAATCAGGATCATATTCACCCAACGTTATTCCATACCAACCTTCCGCGATTAACTTTTCAATTAAGACTATAAGATTCTTAAGGTCATAATAATTAGTGGTTAGAGTATAGAACTGAGACTTCTGTACTTTGATTTTTTCTTTAGGTTTTTTCATTGCAATTATTTCGTACTATTATAAAACTCATAGGCTCTTACAGTTTGAATGACTTCTCGGGTAGCGTTTGAGTTTTTTGCAACACAATAGCGAACACTCGCATCCTTATCTCGGGCAAGAACTGTTAGAGCTTCTGGTGAAGTGTTGGGGTTGTATGCAACTTCCCAGCGAACATTAAAGCACTCATCTCTAGCAAGAAGTGTTAGAGTTTCCGGAGGAGTGTTGGGGTTGTCTGCAACTCTCCAGCGAACACCCCATTCCTCATCTCGGGCAAGAATTGTTAGAGTTTCTGGTGGTGTGTTGAGGTTTTTTGCAACATAACAGCGAACACTAGAATTCTTATCTCGGGCAAGGAGTGTTAGAGTTTCTGGTGAAGTGTTGGGATTGGATGCAACCCCCCTGCGAACAGTAAAATACTCATCTCGGGCAAGAAGTGTTAGGATTTCTGTTGGTGTGTTGTGTTCTGAGGCGAGTTCAAATTTGTTCATATATGAGGATTATGTACCAACATATGGTAACACACGTTCAAGATATTCTAGAATCTATGTGCCACTTTTTAGATCGGCTGCTAAAAAGTTAAATAGCCTATCTGATAGATGCTCAAATAGCATTAGTTTCTTTTCATTTTCAGTATTGTAGCGTCTACCAAGAAGATTCGTAAGAAAATCAATATCTTCTTGTTTAATGGACATTTTTATTTCAACGGTTGGTGTAAGATCAATTAAAATCTTTTTTGCCACAATATTGATTGATTTATCGCCAATATCTTTGATTTTTTGATGAACCCTACACTCTTCTTCAAACTTATCAAAAAGGTCACTTTGTCTTTTATGTTCAAACTGTAAATTCCAGGCAATTAAACCGATATTACTAATATAAGATTCTTTAAGACTCGTAGCCGGGTCATTAAACATCGGCATATCCGTATATTTTACAGTTGTCTTTGTAAACCTAGGATCACTTTCAAAAATCTCATCAAATTTATTCTTTTCTTCTCTAATTGTTGATGAAATATTAATTTTACTTAACTTACTTGCAGCTAAACAAGGATATACAACATTAAAAAAGTCATCTACTACATTCTTTGGCATATATGCCATTTCATCTAGAAATACTGCATCAAGAGAAATTCCATGGAGAGAATTATGAGTTACTGCCCCAGCTCTGGAACCATTCTTAAAGCTTATAGTATAGCTGTTATTTATGACATCTCCGGGTTTTAGAAAGTCTGGTACACTATCATAGAGCGATTTAAACCTTTCCAATAGCGCGAGCGTGCTACTATTATTAGACGACTTCACTACAACGGTTTTCCCGCTGTTAAAAATTACAAAATGTAAAAGTTGTAGAAGCCCGCATAGTGTTTTTGAAGAATGTCTGGGGGCTTTGATAATATTGAATCGGTTGTTATAAAAATTATTGATAATGGCTTCCTGATAGTCATATAATTTAAAATTAACGGGGGTTGCCTCAGACGGTGTGAAAATTTTTACATAGTTATTAATAAAATATACCGGGTCTGTTGCACACTTTTCAATTTCTTCTAGTTGTTTTTGTGGCTCAATTTGTGCAATTTGAGTCTTAAGTTCTTGTAGCTCTTTATATGTTAAGTTGTCTAGATTAATCATTTGTTTGTTTCTTCAAATCTTTCTTTGTGCTTTAAATATTTCGCGTAGACATTTCAGTGAATTTTTACTATCTTATAAGTTTTTATATTACATGTAACATATCCATCACTTTCACTTGTTAGTGCTTTTCTCAACTGAACTTTTGCATTTGGGTCTCGAATTAATCTTTCTAATTCTCGGCTTATTCTACCTTTCATTGACAATGGGGTTCAAGAATTTTTATTTGATCATGTGACTTTGTAATCTCCTTATTGCTACATCATTTAGAGAAAAAGTCCAAGATTGACCTTGAATGGATTCATTTCCATACTTCCAGATTGTATCTTCAGATAAATGTTGAGTTAGATTGTAACTTTTGTTATTGATGTGACCATTAATATGACGCAATGCCTGTTCAATATTAACAAACCAACCTTGATAATTACAGTCATCATAAAGGTGGCATCTTTTATCTTCCGATTCGTATAAAAATAATTTATAGTTTACTCTCACAAAGAGATCTTCAAGAGTTTTAATTTGTTCGGCTGTTGGGTTATTCATTTATGTTCTCAATTAATTATACATCATCCTCGTCGCGAAAGCCAAGAAAAACAGGATGTCTCGGCAAATCCTTAACACCTTGGGGGAAGTATTTATATTTGACAAGTTTCCCAAGGTATTCATTCTTATTGCTCCAAATCTCATTCCGCATTAAATCATTTAGACCAGAACCGACTCCAAATACCTGACCTTCTTTATTTTTAACGATTAGCGTGCCTGCAGTATTTGCTCCAACTAATCCAGAAATTGAGGATGATCTTTTGGTTCTACCAAAGGCATCTTTTTGGACCTCATTCTCATTGTGCATCTTTTCTTCAATATCAATAAGAATTGCCTCATCATCTAAAAATCTCTTTACCTTAAGAAGAATATTATCTCTTACTGTGGATCGTCCAAACTTATATGTCCCGAATGGATCTCTTAACATTACTCCTTCATATCCACCTTCAAGGCAAATTATTTCATATGAATCAAGTTCTTCTTGATTATTAACAGTTACTCCAGTTAACAGTTTATATTGACAGGTATTTGGAAAAGTTGGAAAGTTAAGAATTCTTAAGTAATACGGAAGAATGTCTTCTTGATCGGGATCAACATAATCAAAAAGCCATACCTTAAAATCGGGTTCACCCTCAATACTCATTACTCCGCTGCTAGATGATTGAAATGTATCACCAACTGTAATTTCTCCATCTACACCATCGGTTAGAGTTTCACTTAAAACTCGTTGAATGTAATTGTTTCTAATGGGTTTAAATGTGCGAGATACTACAACACCATTAACCATAAGAAATCTAATTCCGTCAATCTTTGGAGATGCAATATATGGAAATTTGGCTTTAGTTTCGTCAAAATTTCCAGCGAGTAATGGCTTTTTAATTTGTGGCATTTAAATATAGTTCTCTTAATTTTTTAGCTGTTTCAGATATTTTTCTCTTACCGAAGCCTTTTGGCAATGGGAAAATTATTTTATTCTTAACGTTGGCACTAAACTTATCACCATAAGGAGCCCATCCATCACCACAATGGATTTCAACGAAAACGACTTTACATTCACCTTCCAAAGTAAATTGAGAAAGATTCAATAAGTAATGAATGGCATCATGTTCAGACCAGGCTTTTAAATAATCTTCATATGATACTGAATAGATTCCTCGGTCTCCATGCCACCGTACACTATTATTAAAATGATTTAAAGTTTGTACTTTATTGGGACATACTTCATAATAAAATTCTTCAAGCGTCAACATAATGGAAACTAAATACACAATGATTTCGCCAATATTTTTTATCAACCAGATTTCCTCCTATTAAAAGAGCATTTAATTCTGGGTTATTGTCCGAGAGATTATTTTTAATTACTTGTAGTATATCTCCAGATTCTTGAAGACTGTCTAATGATAATATGCTTTTATAACTCCGATTCCATTCTCTTGTGCTAATAAATTTTCCATCAACTTGTGGAAAAAATTTCACATTATCAGAAAAAGTGATTTTCAAAGTTCTCATTCTAGGCGCTTCAATATAAATTTCATAATGAATATCGGTCTCATTTAAGATTCTATTTTCATGTGCGACCACAATATCCGAAGGCTGGTCTAAAACATTTTCATCAACGGCTTTATTTTTTAAGAAAAGTCCAATATATTCATTTAGACTCATTTTCTTTGCTGAGGGGTTTGTTTCATACATTTTAATTTGATCATTAACCGCTTGAGCATTCTTTATAATTTCCTTTGAATATAAAAACTTTCTCTGCAAAGAAATGGCATATTTTTTGGCAATCTGTTCATCAGTAAAAACTAGAAAATCACTACCAAATATGTTAAAACCTTGCTGTATTGGCCAACCATCACAGGAACTATTAGAAAAAACTGGAACAAATCCACAAAAAGTATGAGATTTGCCGAATATCTCAACGATTTGGATTTTTTTTGTTAAGTGCCAATCTACATAACCTTTTAAATCTATTAATTCTCTTTCGGTTGTTGGGAATTTTAAGTCAGGATAAAATTTATTCATAATACCGATCTCTTTTCATATAGTTGAAAGCTTCTTCAAGTGTAGCGAATTCGTCGCTATTACTGTAGCGGCCCCGTCCAATTTTTACTTTCTTTGTTTTAGGATGAATCAGTAAACTACAACTGTTTCCATGTTCAGAAAGATAATGATCAAAAATTGGAAAAATTAAATATCCTTCGTCATCTTTATAAGTTACACTATTCATTACTTTACTCAATTCAGACTCAAACACCGAAAACTCCCCATCTTTTGATGTTCTAATTTGAAATGTAATGTATGTTTCAGAATAATCATTACTATTATGATAAACATTTACTCCAAAAAGATGTTTAGAAATACTGTAAAGTTCTGGCCAAGTTTTATAATGCTCATACTTGATTTCTCTATCATTATGTTTTTGATAAATCCACCAATCAATAACTTCATCAAGAGATTCGCCATTATATGGTCTTGATACTGTGGTGTTAATACACTTACGAGTCCCCCTAACTGTACCGGATTCTACCCATTTGTCATATTCTTCAATAGCGGTTGCTGCATCAACAATTTTAGAATATTTGGCCACTGAAGAATAAGTATCAATAAATTCTTGAGCTTTTTCTCTTGTTTCAAATTGGGTTGCAAATTTTGGGCTATACAGTTCCTCAAATTTCTCCGAATCAACTAGTCTTGCATAATAGGGAATGGGTTGGTCAAAATCGTGCTTGATGATGTAGCTCATATGTTTAGGTAATAATAATGTTGGGCCTATTCAGTATCACAAAAACCTCCAACGATTAACATATGGTTTAGATGTGTTTCCGTCGGACAGTAATACCATTGGACCCACAGCCCAGATAGTAGGAAATCTATAAGCGAATAATGTTCCTTCAGGTAAACTGTTTACTTTATATGAAATGGTTTGAGCACATTCTCCATCATCATCTTGTATTAAAACAACTCGTCCACCTGTTAAGCGTGCTATCAACCTTAAGTAAAGGCTCTTATGGTGATGCTTATAAAAGAGTGCATCATAGAGAATTTGCTGGTAGTCTTCTTTTCGTAGGTTGACCATCTTTGTTCAAATGATAAAGTGGAGGAAGTGCCTTTCATCCGACACGCTCAAGATCATAACACACCCTCTTCCATTTGTCAAGCCCCCTCTTGAAATATCCGGATACCATGACGTAGTATTAATGCCTATTGACAAACTCTTATGTTCCTGTTATGCTACGCTTTGTCAAAAGTGATGCCACCCCCTTTATTAACTATTATTTAATAATATTATGACACCTGAAGAGATTGAAAAATTAATTGACGATAAGATTGCAAAACATGAATATAGAGTTGGAATCGTAAGTGGTATCATAGGAACACTAATACTATTAGGAATCTTTCATGCAATTTGTTTTGTACGTTGATAAATAATTGATATAAGAACACAAATGTAATGTCAGGTAATTGTTCACCTATTGAAAATAGGAACTTTTTATCACCAAATCAGTTCAAATTTACATTAAAACGTGCTCCAAAGGCAGCATTTTTTTCCAATAGTGGTAACATTCCTGCACTAAGATTAGGAACAGCTAATCAACCAACATATCTTAAGATGATTGATCAACCTGGTGATATGATCACCTTTGAAGATTTCACCTTTAAGTTTATGGTGGATGAAGATTTAACCAACTATACTGAGATACAAAATTGGATAAGAGGACTAGGATTTCCTTATTCATTACAGCAAATCATAGATTTACAAAAAACTAGGCCAGACTTAAAGTCAAACATAACCAATCAACTGAACATTGTATCGGATGGTACACTTTTTATACTATCCAGCAACAATAAGACGAATGTTCAGGTAAGATTTTATGATATGTGGCCATATGATCTAACATCATTGCTTTTTGATGCAAACAATAGTGATTCACAATACCTCACAGCGGAGGTAAAAATGAAATATACATACTATGACATCAGAAATGCAAAAGGTGAGCTTTTATGAAAATTTTGGATATTAATGCTATTCAAGAGATGTGGAGAGAAGATGCAAAAATTGATCCAGACGACTTACACAACGAATCGCTAAAAATTCCAGAGCTACATGCAAAGTATTATGAGATTTTTACAAATCTACTATTACTAAAAAAGAATTGCGAAGAAAATAAGAAAAGAATCAGACACGAAAAATACGAGTATTATACTGGCAAAGCAGAAGCAGAGACTTATATTCAAAATCCTCTAGATAAAAGGGTAAGAGACAAAGAGCATCTTCAAAGTTGTCTTAATGCTGATGCTGACATTTCAAAAATAAATATTAAGATTGAAATATATGATGTGAGTCTTGCATTTCTTCAGGACATCATTAAGATGCTTCATAATCGTTGTTTTCAAATTAAAAACAGCCTGGATGCTCAAAAATATATCAGTGGTCTATAATGTCAGACGTAATAATCTCAAAGAAGAATGAAGTCTTTCTTAAGCTAAAATGTGAGCCGCACATTCTTTATGAACTGCATCCTTACTTCACCTTTGAGGTAAATAATGCAAAGTACATGAAGCGTTATAATAAAGGGTGGAACGGTCAGGTCACATTACTGAGCACGACTACCGGTGAAATATATGTTGGTCTTTTGGATAGAGTTATTGCCAAACTTAAAGTTCTAGGATACTCTTATGAATTTGAGTACAATAAGTTTTATGGAAGTCCTTTTGAGGTAAATGAGGAGATTACCCATGCGGGTACTGAAGGCTTCCTGAGAGCCGTCTGTAAGGCCCTACAACCCTATGATTATCAGGTTAGTGCAGTGTATGAGTGTCTGAGGTATAATAGGAAAACTATCGTCTCGGCAACGGCATCTGGTAAGAGTTATGTGATATATGGAATCATCAGATACCATGTTGCAAAGAACCATAAATGTCTAATTGTATTTCCCACTACCAGTCTTGTAAGACAGATGTTTACAGATTGGCAGTCTTATGGCTGGAATCCTGAAGATCATTGTCATATGATCTATGATGGAGCAATTAAGAGTAATGATTCTGAAGTAACACTCTCAACCTGGCAATCTTTGATTAATTGTCCCAAATCATTCTTTGAAGATTTTGATTGTGTTATTGTTGATGAATGTCATGGTTGTAAGGCAAATAGCCTGGTTTCAATTATGAAAAATTGTCATCAGGCAAAATATAGATATGGCTTTACTGGCACTTTAACAAACGGTGGAGAAGATTCAAAGACCCACGAATGGGTTATTTCAGGTTTGTTTGGGCCACCTTATAAGGCCGTTGGCACTAAAGAGTTAATTGAAAAAGGCAGAGCCTCAAAGCTTGATATTCAATGTATAGTGCTCAAGCATACTCCGAAATTCTTTGAAACATATGAAGACGAGATAAAGTACATAATCTCTCAAGAGAAGCGAAACAACTTTATTAAAAACCTTGCTCTAAGTCTTAAGGGTAATACTCTTATACTTTTTTCCAGAGTAGAAACTCATGGTCAGTTACTTTTTGATGCCATAAATAATGGTACAAGCCAACACAAAGTTTTCTTTGTTCATGGTGGAGTTGATACCGACGAAAGAGAAGAAATCCGAAACATCAGCGAAAGAGAAGACAATGCAATCATTGTTGCATCTTATGGAGTCTTCAGTACGGGTATTTCAATTAAGAATCTTCATAATCTTATTTTTGCCTCTCCGTTTAAATCGCGCATTCGCAATATGCAAAGCATCGGACGGCTATTGAGATTGAATCATAATAAAAAGGTTGCAAAAGTTTACGATATTGCTGACGATATTACGATTAATAACAGATCAAATTATACCTTGAAACACTTTATGGAAAGAGTTAAAAACTATAATGAAGAAGAATTTGAATATGACATCAAAACAATCAAACTAGGAGACTAAATGGAAGAGGAATTTTATTCAGTTGTAAAATTAAAGAATGGTGAAGAACTGTTCTCTCAAGTATGTCCAACAGTTGAAGAGAATGTAGATCTTCTACTTTTATATTATCCAATAACAATTACTAGAGTTAGGACCAAAGAAGGTCTGGCATATTCAGTTGAACCTTGGATTAAAATAGGTAATGAAAGTATTTTTCCTATTCGTAGAGAAGATATACTTACTATGTCCGAAATTGAAGATGAACATCTTATTGAATTACACAATAGATATGTTTCAACACGGGAAGATGATACTGGAAATATTAGCTTTAACGATGCTATACAGAAACTTGAACGTATTTATAACGGCTCCTGATCTTTACTGTATTAAATAATAGTTAATAAAGGAGTGTCATCACTTTTGACAAAGCGGAGCATAGCAGGATACTTAGAGTTTGTCAATAGGTAATAATACTAAGTCACGGTATCCTGATATTTCAAGAAGGGGCTTGACAAATGGAAACGGGTGTGTTATGCTGTTCAAGATGAAACAAACAGATGACAACCGAAACAAACCCTCTTAGTAATCTTTCGTTGCAAGAACGGAAAGACCTTGCGGAAAACTCCAACACACCACCAGAAACTCTAACAATTCTTGCCCGAGATGAGGATAGGGATGTTCGCCGTAATGTTGCAAACAACCCCAACACACCACCAGAAGCCCTAACAATTCTTGCCCAAGATGAGGATTTGAATGTTCGCTG